TCAAAGAAGGCGAAAATGCCGTTGAATTCCAGTAAGAAGCTCCTACTGAAGCGTCACAAATAGACGCGCCTCCTGCATGTGTATACAGGGTAACTGGTGTATTTGTGGCTGCAACAGAGAAAGAACCACCTACTATGTATCCATCATAAGAGCTACCAACCGTAGCTGCACCTGACAGAGTAGAGGCTCCTGTGATTGTTAGGGTTGTCCCACGAACTTGTCCCGCAGATGGTGAAGTGCTGTCTGCACTAACACCATTTGGGAAGCGTGTTCCTGATGCCCCTAGGTCTGGTTGATTACCACCAACCAGGCCAAACCCAAGAACCGCAATCAATGTAAAGATTGAGATTCCGAGTGATATGTTTTCTTTGTTAAACATACTGGTTAATGGTTAGTGATAATTACGCAGTACCGTTTGAACCAACGTATCCAGGCCAGCTCTCCATAAATGTGCTTTCCATGTATCGTGCTCGATACTGGTAGGAATCATTAGCGGAGTATTCTGGTGGGATAAGAGTCATAGAAAGAGGCGAAAGCACCTTTCTTTGATTCATGTGGTTTCTTGAGACAACGTGATACGAAGTGTTCGCATTTGCGTTGCCGTTGAATGTTGAACCTAAGAAGATAGAGGCGTTGATACGTACTGTACCGTAGTCTGTATCGAATAGGTTGATTTGGTTTTCTCCTGAGAAAGGAACTAGGCTTGATGCCATTGTTTCCTTTACAGTTTTGTAAAGAATGAATGGAACCAAAATTCCCTCAAAGACCTGTGAGCCAGCCTCACCGTCCTGACCTAGCTGGTTAGCTAGTGACTGAACCACTGTCCAAAGGTTGTCAGCATTGAGTGCACCTGTTTCCAAGTTATCAATGGTGAATCCCTTTAGAGATGTGTGTGAGTTGTTAGCCCAAGAGTTGCCGTCAGGACAGTTGTTGACGTTTCCATCGAAAGCGTCACCATAAGTCTCTCTGATAGCAAGGTCGTCTTGAGTTAGACGTGCTCGGTCTCCAATTTGCTGTCCGATTCTTTCTCTTTTTCCGACTTGGTCGGTTTTGAAAGCCTCGAATGAAACTGGGACTTGCTTTGTCCATTTTCTCTGTCTTTTAGTAGCTTGGTTGCCAATGAAGGTGTCGGTGTTGAAGATTTCTTCTTGTTCTTCGGTGATGTCAAATGCACCAACGTTTGAATCTTCATCCCATACCCATACCATCTTGTCATCTACAGACTGGTTGAACCAGAATGAGTCTCTTGCTGACAAGTAGCCAGGCTGTTGTTCCCTCATGTAGACCTCCCATGCAACTGTATCAATGGCGGTCTGTACAGCATCTGGGGATAACCCAGATGTGTGACCACCCATAGGATTTGCGGACATAGATTAACGGAATTAACTGATAAGTCAGATTTTTATGAAACGTCAAATCTGTAGACGCTGTAAGCAACAGTACAGTGAAGTCTGCTTAGTGCAGGGTTGCCACCAACAATCTCTAATCCAGAGGTGTCGGCTGAGGCAACTTCTTTGATGGTATAAAGTTCACCACCGTCAGCTGCTCCAGTAGCATTGTAGTCAATGAGAACATAGTCACCCACTAGGTTGAGGATTTCTGCATCTGTATCAACACTACCTGCTGTTTCAGCAGCACCACGGACTTGTCCAACGTGAGGAACAGGAAGAGCACAAGGTAATTCCTGTGCAAGTGTAGTTCCTGCTGCGGCGTTCAAGGAGTTCTTGATTGCAACTCCTCCCCACCTGTCAGTTCCTACGATTGGTCCGTCAGCGGCTGCTAATACGTACACATTTGATGAGGCTGCACCAGATGCTGATGTTGCAGCAGAGTTTACGGGTTCACCCTGTAAAACGGCTGTTCCACTAGCTGCTAGCCTTCTGCGGATTACTCCTGCAGGACCGTGTACTGATAAATCGGCTCGTGCCATATTATTTTAGTATTTAGTTTCGTGGGGCATCCAATAGGAAAATTCCCCACTTTGCAAGTGTTTAGCTTGCGCCACTAATTTTGATTATAAAACTATTCCTCTACCCAAGTACGCTTGGTTTGAGGGTCTAAACAAAGTGTTACCTTTCCATTGTTTAATGGTTTTTCATAACGCTTGTTAGAACCATTCCATTTGTATCCTTGAGATTTCCATAGGGCTGCGTCTACTTGAGATACTTTCACTTCTGGCAATTCGGGAGCATCCCTGTGTGTTGAGGCTGCATCAGATGACCTCGTGCCCTTGCTTTGTAAAGCGCGGCGCAATTCACTGTTAGCAGAAATCAATCTATCACGATTAAGTCCTCCAACGGCAAATTTGATGTCCTCTTCAAGGTTGTCAGTAGGTTTTACACGATTTTTCCACATTAGAAATGCTGCTTGGGCTTCCTCCTCCGAAGAAGAGTGCTTCCGCGCAAGTTCTAATGCCATACTTTCCTGTACTATCTGCTGATTAAGAGCTCTGCCTTCTTCAATGAGCTTTTGAGCTTCACTCCGAGTCAGAGGAGTGTCCTCTGGGTCGTAGTCTTCCTCCTTAGCTTTGACTTTGTTTTTGGCAATAAGTTGCTCAAGTTTAGCAACTCTAGCTCTTTCTGCCTCTGCAATGGCTTTATAATCAATTTGTGAAGAACTATTGTCATCTGCTTCTTCCTCACCTTGAACTTCGACGGGTTCTGGTGGGGTTTCCACTTCGACTTCTTCAGGAGTTTCCTCCTTTTGCTCCTCTTTGGGAGCCTCCTTTTCTTTTTCAGACATAATGGTCGTCAGATTTAAGTCGCTGCTCGACTGTTTATTTATAAAGCTATAACTAGCGTCAGTTTAACGTCTATGCTCGACGGGCTTTTTCAGCCTGTTTTCAATTCTCTCTTTGAGAATGTGCTTAATCATGTCCCAGGTATATTCTAGTAGTTTGGCATTTTCTAACTGAGGGACTGTTACGGATTGTCTTAATTTTAAGTCTACTTGGTATCGAAATTCTTTATCTAAAACCCTGAAAAGACGGCTGTCTAGGAAAGATTCAGCATGTTTACTGAGGCTGAGGGACATCTCTCTCGTTAGAGGTTTGCCCTCGAAATTCCATGACCCATCTGGGTTTAATTGGAGGATATCATCTGAGCGTACCGTGTCATAGATTTCTTCTATAACCTCATTAAGTACCTCTCCTTCGTGGTATCCACCTAACAATTTGATAAAGAACTTACGCATTATTTACTTTTTACTTTCTTTCTTTTTGCAAGCCTTTTCTTTTTGGCTTTTGTTGTTTCTTTGTCGATGATTTTAAGAGCCTCTATGAAGTCAGGACCCTTTTCGCCTTTAGCGAATTCAACCACTTCTCCGTTTAGGTTATACAGGTGGATGATTTCAGGCTTGTCTTTTGGCGTTCTGGCTTTGAAATCATAGAAACTGCCATTTTTAACCTTGATGTCTCCGTCCATAATAGCTCCACCTAGTCGGTCATATTCCGCAAGGAGAGCGTCCTCGTCGTAAGAGCCATCAGCGGCAGCAACGCCACCCTTAAAGTCCCCAGTTCTTCCTGGAGAGCCATTAAGAGCTCTGTCTACCTTTGATTCGTTTACTAATTCAAATTCTCTAATTAACATAGTTTTGTTTTTGACTTATAATCTTCGACCTTATTATACCACACCAGGCCCAACCATAGCCTTACCTGTGGCTACGTTCTGTGCCTGCTGACCAAATTGGGTTTGTTTGGGTGTCTTCAGTATTTGTGCTGCTTGTCCGATGTTCTGTTTAGCAATCATATCCTCTGATTCTCCTCTAAAGTAGGCTCTCAGAACCTTTCTGACCAACGCCTCCCCGTCTACTAGGGGGTCGGCTCTAAGCTGGGCGTAGACCTGAGAATAGATAGCCTGTTGGAATTCCTCATTCATAGGGAACATTCTTTCTGGCTCTACTCTGACAAGATATTTCATCATGGCAAATTTTTCAGGATTGATTCTGTATAGGTGAAATTTATTATTTGGATAACCAACCTCCTCAAGAATCTTCAAGTTTGCTTGTTCTAACTGTTTTTTGTTCATTCTGACACCCAGTAGGGATTCATCGAATTTCAAGACCTTATCAATCTCTTTGCCACCCACCATGCCTCCATTCAAGATAAAGGTTCTGTATTTCAACTTATTGCCAAGCATTTGGTCTACTTCTGGAACTGAAAGGTGGTTTACAGCAATATCAGCCATCAACTCACCATATTGGACCACCGATTCAGCTAGGGTCTTACCTACACCCCTGAGAAGTGTTTTGGCGTTTCTTTCAGCTAGGGCAACTGAGGTGGCTTTTTGGGTCGCGGCTGGTAATTCGCCTGATTGGGTGCTTGAAACTGAAGATTCCTCCATAGACCTCTCGGTAATTTCCATAGCCTGAAACATGGTGCTGAGGTTCGCTTGGGGTAGGATTGGTTGGACTTTGGTGTCTTTGTCTTTGAATCCAATCACGGCAGATGGGAATATGATATCGGTGTCAATTTTGTCGTTTCCTGATACGGCGATAGGCATATTAGTATCAAGGAAGGCTCTATTCATTCCAAGCTCGTATTGAGCGTCAATAAGCATGTTGTCCCAATACATAGAGTTCATTAGGGACTTGTAGTAAAAAAAGTGCTCATTAACCCTTTGATAGCCAAATGGAACCTTGTTATATCTTGGAGAGCCTCTGTGGTCGCGATGTTTCATCATATTAGCGTTCACGTCACTATCCCCAAGGTAAATACCGTTTACAAACGGAATCTCGCTATCCTCTCGCCTATTTTTATGAATGACCTCTTCAACGAGGAATGGATGGTCGTCATCACTAATATCGTAGAACAAACC